GCTGCTTTTTCTGTAGCGGTCATGGCATCAAATTGTGCTTTGGCTTCATCACGTTTTTGCGCGGACAAAAGAATACACTCCAGCGTTTGTAAAATTGAAAGGATTGATAGGATTGTTTGAATTGAAAGGATATGAGGTGGTTGAGTGATGATTAATTTAAGATGAATTTTTAGAAGCAATATAATGCAAATGAAACAAGAGTTTTATGCTGAAAATTGAGGTAATCATGTTAACAGAAAAAGAAATTCAGATAGTTATGAACGCATTAAATGGTACACCGACACTTACAACATCTAAATTTGCGGATAAAATTGAAACTATTTTAAGAAAATATAAGGAGAATAAAGATGAATAAATTTTTACATCACTTAAAGAGTAAAGGATATGAGATAAATGGAAATACAGCAATGTTATTAGGTGTAAAATTTAAAATCTGTAATGGGACGATAAAAACAGCAAGAGGATTAAAAAACTCATATTGGTTAGAATTGGCATGAAATGATGATTTTAAGATCAAGAAAGGGATTTTTTATGTTGAAAAATTGTATGATTCTAACCCAAGAAAGGAGTAAAAAATATGGCAAAGATGACAAAAGAACTCTACGAAAAACTTAGTATAGCAGGAAAAGCACTTTGTGAATATTGCGAAAACGATGAATGCTCATGCTGCCAGGTGACGCGCCTGATGGATGATGCATACATTGAGGCAGTAGAGGAGGGGATTGTAGATGATGCCTAAAAAATACGAAGTTGCTTTTGTAGTGTATGCTGATATTCCGGAAAAGGACTCCAGTATTGGAGATTTGGAATGCAATGGAACACTGAGAAGTTACAACTGCTATTCTTTAAGGGATGCAAGAATGTATTTCACAATTTCTGCTGAAACCCCGGAAGAAGCATACAAAAAAGGGCTTGAAAAAATGCAGTTCGGTGATGCTGATTTTGGAGAAGCGGTGGTGGAAGACTGGTACTTGGAGAACGTTTCTTGCGGCGACAAATACTGGTACAAGGAAGACCTTGCACTCTGATTGCTTTACTTGCAGATTTCAAATTGGACTGCGATACAAGAGATTTTTTGTTAAAAAGGAGGACTAAATCATGAAAAAAATCATTAACGGAAGAAAATATGATACAGAAACGGCAAAAGAAATTGGTTATTGGAGCAATGGATATCCATGTTCTGACTTCAATCATTGCGAGGAAACCTTATATCTTAAGAAAACAGGAGAATATTTCCTGTACGGAGAAGGTGGTGCTTTAACTGAATATGCAAGAAGTGTATGTGGCGGAAGCACTGGTGGATCTCGAATTATTCCTATGACTGAAGAAAGCGCAAAGGAATGGGCTATGGAACATCTGGAATGCGATGAGTACGAAGCATTATTTGGAGAGGTAGAAGAATAAAGAGAAAGTGAGGATGAATAATTATGCAAAACGTGTATATTACCAGAGATGAAAAGCAGATTCAGCTTACAGTAGACGAAATTAAATTAGCTTGGGCTGCTTGGGATGCAGAATTGAGAGAGGAGCAGTTGGATATTTACAAAGAAGAAGTAAAACGAACATTGTTGAAATTAAGTAAGGAAAATGACAAACCTGAATATGAAAAGGCTGCGGATAATGACGACATTGTAGATGAAATTGCTAGAGATATTAGAAGAGCCATTGAAAATGGATGTGATTATGATTGGTGCTTTGATACCAGTAAGTATGGAGGTTTTATGGACAGTTATGATACTGCGATGGAAGTTTTTGGAGAGGAAGAATAAATTATGGGATCAGTATATTCTATACATTCACAGATGAAATTCAAGGATAAGGATAAAGCAATTAAAATACTGCAAGAAAAAATCAGCAGAGGGAAAGAGGAGCATATTGATTATGGGTTGGATACATATAGAAAATCAGAGAATTTAGATATTAATGATATTGATGATCTGATTGCTGTGTTTATTGGTTCAGGAAGAATGTTCGATGTTGCTAACGATGATGATGGTTGGACTACTTATGATAATGGCTTTGATGCTTCTTATGGGTGGGAATCTGTCATGATGGAAATGTTTGAAGAACTTGCACCAGTATTGGAGGACGCATCAGATCTTTTCGTTGAGTGTGATGATGGAGTAAATGTGCTGGTTGTTAAAGACGGAAAATGTATTCAAGAGAAATGAGGTGATGAGATGAAAGATATTTTGCTAGAAAAAGTGTTTGAAGCAGAAAGATGGGAAGCAGCAATTAATAAAGGGTTTTTCAAGGGAATTGACAAAGGAGAGCTGCGTCAGCTTTGTGGTCCAGAGACAAGAATGAGATTGGCAATGGCAATTTTGGAAGATAATTATGAAATCGCTCCACCACACCAGGCATTAATTCCAAAGGACAATGGAGAGTTTCGAACAGTATATGTAAACGAAAATATTGATAGGATCTTTTTATCTATTGTAAATGATTTACTGTTTGAATGGTGTTCAGATATGATTCATCCAGCTTGTAAAAGTTATCAGAAGGGAATCGGCTGCGGCAAAGTCGTACAGGAGATATCTCGTAAACTTCAACCAGATTTACATCAGCATTTAAATGATATTTTAGGATTCAAAGCAGATTTAAGTAAGTACTTTGATTCTGTTCCGATTGAATTTATCGATGACGCATTTGATTGTGTGGAAAGGAGAACTGGAAAATCAAAGGTAATTACAATTTTACGAAAATATTATCATACAGACCTTTGTTTTGATCCAGATGGAAATTTAATTAAACATTACCAGAGTTTAAAGCAAGGATGTGCGGTAGCTTCATTTTTAGCTGATGTAATGTTGCATCATGTTGATCTTAAGCTTTATGAAAAGTCACGCATTAACATGGCTAGTATGTATGTAAGATATTCGGACGATATTTTATATATTGGACATCAATATGAAAATGCCATGAGTATTCTTGAAGAAGAATTAAATAAGATGTCGATGAAATTGAATCCAAAGAAAGTAGAATACCTTACAGGTGATAAATGGTTTAAGTTCCTGGGATTTATGATAAAGGGAAGTCAAATCACATTATCACCAAATCGTGTAAAACAATTTCAGAAAGAAATTTCAAAACGAAGCATTGGCAATTTAAATTATCATGTCGGCGGTAAAATTGCTTTGAAATCTATTAACAGATACTTATATAAAGGAGATGGAACTTATTCTTGGGCAACGCAGGTGCTTCCGATTATCAATGTGGAGAAGGATATTGATACATTGAATGAATTTGTTATGGATTGTATCCGAGCCTGCCAGACAGGTAAAAGAAATATTGGTGGATTAGGAACTGTAACTAATCGAAAAGATTGCACGATTCTTAGAGGAACCGGAAAAAATGTATCTGCCAATAGAAAGAACACAGAAAAAGAAATTGAAGGATACTATAGCATCCGGTGTATGCAGAAGGCTTTGAATATCTGCAGACCGGTATATGATACGATTGTAAGGGAGATGTGAGTATGCATATTGTACCGAAAATTGAAGTAAGAGAAGCGGAGGATATTATAGATTTCGCTATGACAATGGATTCAGACATGAATCAGTATTTTGAAGAAAAGAAAACGTTGTTGGAAGATGTACCAAAACGTAGAAATGAACATGGAGCTGTATTCTATCCGGCAGTAATAAATCCTAAGTTGTTTCATGCTTATATTTTGAAAACGCAGTGTTTTTTGGACGGTACATGTAGATGGAAACTGTGTTTATCATGTAGAGAAGATTTTAATCGTTATATGACATTAGAAACCATGAGAGGAACTGAAGAAGAAGCGAAAGAACGGCTTACAATAATTCTTACTTCTGGAAGTATTAGATGAGGTGATTATATGAGTGAACATTTATTTTTATATAGAATTAAAGATTCTGATGATCGTGATTGCTGTGCATATATTGATGCAGCCGGTCCAAAATTTGAATGCAATCACTATTTCAGTTCAATTGATGTATGTGGTAGCTGCTATTCTGGCAGTGAATTTCCTGTATACGAAGAAATTGAAACGATCCTTACAAAAGATGAATATGAAGAGATTCTTACATTTAACATATTTATCAAAGCACTTGGGTATGGAATCACGAAAGGTGATAGTCGATACAGAGCGGGAATCAAACTTATTGATTCTATTAAACATATCTATGATAAATTAAAGTCTGATGAAGCGTTTGCTTTCTTTGAAGATATTCAAAAAAGCGAAATGGAATATTTAAAAGAAGAATACAATTTATCAGATCGTAATATTGAAGAGATATTTAATGAATACGCAGAAGATTTTAGAGATCGCAGTATTGTAAGCTATATATACGATAATAGTGAAGAAGCTGGACGCGAAGAAGCTTGGCAGTTAGGATATGTCAAAGATGATGACTCAATTTCTTCTAAATATTTTGACTATAAGAAATTTGGAGAAGACTTAGTTGAAGATGATGAATATTTCATGGAATTATGTGATGGAAGAGTTGTAAGGTTGAGTTATTAAAATTTAATTAAACAAAACGAGGTGATTTTATGTTGATTTTAACGACAAAATTAAAAAACGCAATTAACAAAAAGAAACCTGGTATGGAGTTTTCATTGCATCAAATTTCTGTAAATGGGAATAAGCGTGGTACCAGTGGATGGATTAGGAATCCAGAAAATAATTCAGTAGTATATGTCAATACAGAAGGAATTAAATGGAACGGTCGACCTAGACAATATATGTACAGGTATGCTGACGATATGAAAGATACTCATGGTTATCATAATAGATGGGCTACCTCATTAGAGGAATTAGTAAATGGAATTACAGAATTACTTTTGTTTCCGGTAAGCGAAGTAAAAGATTGTCGAATATAAAAGAGAGGATGTGGGATTATGCCAGAGCCAGAGAAAAAATTAATTGAAGTTACCGTAGAAAAACGACTTAGAGTATGCAAAGAGATTGAGGCTACAGAAGAAGAAATTGAATTTCTTAGACGAGGAGAAAATCCTTTTGAAAGTGAATTTAGTGACGAGGAGATGGAGCATGGCGATATTGAATGGGATTTTGCAGCTGCTGATGAGTACGGTAGAACAATTGTAGGTTGGGATTAATTAATCAAATAGATAAAAGCAAGGAAAGCGAATATGAATAGCGAATTAATAGTAAAAGATGTAGAATTTCATGGAGATATATTAAGAGCAGCGCAGGATTCGGACGGAAAAGTTTGGGTTGGTGTTCGTTGGATGTGTCAGGGTATTGGTTTTGGAGAAGATAAGATCGATAATGAACGGAAGAAAATACAAAAAGATGTTGTTATATCCCAAG